GGCGATTGCCATGAGAGCAATGACCAGCCAAAGAACCAGATTTCTGTTCTTTTTCATAGTATCCTCCTCTTTCCAATCAATGTAATTTCACTATAGCATAAAAAAATCGGAAGCGCAAGGAAGGAACAGGAAATGAAGCAGAAAACTACCGCGTAAACTTGCCAAATCTGTATGCTTAGAAAAATATCCCGGCTCTTTCGAGCCGGGATATTGTAATTGTGTAAGATAATCTTACTTCAGGGACTCCTCAACAGAAACAGGAATTGTTGCAGCGCAACGGTTTTTCGTCCTGAATGTAGGAGTAGTGTAGGAATAGATCACGAGGAAGTAAGCTTATCCACTTCCTAATACAGTTTACTATTCCTCAGACGTTTTGTCAAGCCTTGGCATTGTAATTCGCAGAGCTAATCTGCAGCACGGTACCCATAAAGGCGGTGATTGCAGCCAGAGTGGCAGTAATCTCTGCGCCATAGGGCCAGCCCCAGGTCTTAGCCAGAGCGGAATAGAAAATACCGCTGGCGGGCAGAACCACCATGGTCAGCCACTTCAGAACGTCGTAGATCTTGTTAGACATCTTCATGAGATTGTTCCTCCTTGATATGAAAATTTGATGCGTGCATAGGCAGCTTATTGACTTCCTGCATAATTTTCTTAGCAGTGCCATTGCCGCCATTTTCCTCATAGGGTTTGAAAATATAATCATTGAGATTCTCATACTCTTCTTGAGTAATCCAGCCTCTTTCGATATAGCTCATACCCTTTGACACAATTATGTCATGTGCCAAACCAACCAAGAGTTTCGTCTTGGAATCGTTACGATTGGCCCTGCTCTGAACAAAAGCCCAGAATCCCGATGATGCGACGACCGAGCCAACAATCGTCAACATCGTTTGAACCCATGGTTCCATCACCTAGCTCCTTTCGGAATGTCGAAATGAACATTCGTAGAATTTATTTTGTATGTATACCGCACCTCGGGCTGTGCCAAGAAGAACTCGTACAGCTCGTCTGCGGAAACACCATTGATGCGGATATCCATGGCTTCACCGTACATATGCTGACTATTTACAACACCACCGCTTTTCGCGTTCCACGTCGCACAACGTAAGAATGAGACATTGTGCGCAGGCCGTCCAAAGTGTTTCCGGGCACGATCTGCAAGGCGAACAGTCATTTCTTTAGGCTCTGCAGGGAAGCCATTACAGTATTTGCCGCCGCATTTGCAGCGAAGTTCGTCCCGGGTGAAATATTCAATCTCATCCCAAAATGTGCCGGTCTCTTTTTCGGTTGGTGTCGTATCGCCAGAATACAGGTCATAGTATTTCTGACCGTAAGATGCTCGTTTCGCCTGCATGGAGGCGCCTTGATCTGCCGGACATTCAAATTTAGTAAGCACCGCATTGGATGCTTCCAAGATGGTGGTGGCATCTTTAAGGACCTTAAGAACGATTGTGAAGCTCTCGGACAGTTCTTTATACAGGAAGTCAAGCTGCATATCCAGATTGCCAATAGAGGCATTTTGTGCCTTAGCAAATTCCAGAAGGGCCTTTTTGCGAGTATGGTATGTCCATTGAGCCAATCCATATCCCGCACTGTCCCGCACAAAATTGGTATACTTTCCGCTGTCAACAGCTTCAGTATATGATGCGTCATCATATCCTAGCTTTGAGTTGTAGGTATTTTCGAGATTGTTCGGGATAAGGCAACTCTCAGCATACAGATTGCCCATCAGTCCAGCAACGCCAAAAGGATTACCAATCTTATCCATGAGGAAAATCCAGATTGTTTCGGCGTCTGCAGTGATAGACTGAGGAGCCTTATTATCCTTCAGCATATAAGCACGGGTTTCAGAATCGATAATGCCATTCGGAGTAAGCCCGACAGCTTTTTGATACCAGACCGTTGCAGCCATGGTTTTTGGCCCAGCCAAGCCATCATTTACAAGACCCTTGTAGCCGTAATCAGCGACAACATCCTGGATGTTATCAATTACTTCTTTGGTCTTAGCCTCGGTATGTGGGCCGAATATGCCGTCGGCGGTGATGCCTACATATTCCTGAAAATCCTTGGTAGCTGCCTCGGATTTTGGACCCCATAAGCCGTCGATATCTTCGGTGGAATCGCCGTAGTATCCAAGGAAATATAATTGCCATTGCTTTTGCTTAATGGTCATCGGCATCAATTCCTCCTTTGTGTAAAAATATCATTTTGTGTTTGACGATTGTGATCTCGACATCAAAAAGATCCTCAAAGAGATTCAGCAAACCAATTCTGGTTGTTTTGGACATAAGCTTATAATTTGCACCCATCCAGCTATGAAACATATTTTCCACAGCTTCATATGTAGTCTTACCGCAGGATACTAGGGTTCTTAATTTTCTAAGCTTTCGCCGCATTGCTGTAACTCTTTGAGGATTGATTCGTTTTATCACCTTACCAGATTCGGTAAGAGAATATCGAACTTGCAGAAACTTATAGGTACTGCTCAACTTTACGATACGAGTTTTCTTGGTGTTTATATGGATGCCGTAGCAATCCGCTATACGCTCAATATTATTGAGTATATCTTCCAAAACTTCTTTGGAAGGGCTTATAACATACCAATCATCCATATAGCGGCCATAGTATTTCTGAGAGCGCACAGTTTTGATATAGTTATCAATTTTGTACGGATAAAATATTCCTATGACCTGGGATATCTGATCTCCGATATTTACAGACTTGGGCATGAATTTCGTACCTACGAGTTTTGATTCCGGAATACTTCGGTACTCCAGCGCATCAAATACCTCATACATACAATTTTCATACTCTTCGTTGGTCATATAAGAAACATCAACTTTGAAGTTTTCAAATATAACATCCAGAAGCCATGAAACATAGGCATCATCGTCAAGGAGTTTCAGAAGTTCTCTTTTAATAATTTCGTGATGAATATTATCGTAGAATTTTCTGAAATCGCCGAACAGAATATACCCATCATTGGTCCCATGTTCCATGTAATATTTTCGAAGATGAACCTCAAACCGTTTTCTCGAAAAGGAAATTCCTTTTCCTTCTAAAGATGCTCCGTTATCGTAAATCAACTTTGTTCTAACTGCTGGAATTAAGACATTATCGCAAAGAACGTGCCGTACAATACGATCACGAGGCTGTAAACTGGTTATATACCTAGTTTTACCTCGCTCTTTCAACACGAATTTGTTCTCAGGACTTGGATGATATGTCTGCTCTTCCAGCTCGGCTTTGATAGCAAAAATATGGTCGAGATAGCTAAGCATGAATCGCTGAGTTGTCTCTTTCCATTTGCTATTTTTAATGGATTTGAGATATGCGTCATACAAATTATTCGCATCGCATAATATAGATTTATAACTCATTTTGACTTATTCACCGTTTTCAGCAATAGTTACCTTAGTAAATTGCATCGGCTTTGATTGTTGTCCTAATATAAGGACCAGGCAGCATCTCCTTCCCCGTACCTAATCGATACAGCGAATCCAGACGTACACCATTAACGTTAGAAGCGTAGTTGTAGTTCGAATTGCCATTGTTATTGACGCAGGCAAAGTTGTGAGCCGAATAGCACGTTAGATACTGCCCGTTTAAGTTATTTTATTTTTTTTGACGCCAGCTTTTTATAAGGCGGATTTCTCGATTTAAGGCTTCAATATAGCGAGCATATAGATTGACATCTACATCAAAAATATCGACAATTCTCTGGAGTTCACACTTGATTTGCTCGCAGTTTACCAGAGCGTCGTTTTGATAAGCTCGTCTACTTTCGAATTCTGTAGCAGAAATGGGGTAAATTGTGTTGGCCGCCCTAATGTTCTCAATAAGTAATCGGCAAAGATGATCCACACGCATTTTAGACTGATTCATAACAGTCCGAAAATATGCGCGCTGCTCGTATTGCTCTTTGCCAAACAAATACCTACGTCGAACCAAACGGTCAACACTTTTTACCCCAAAGTTTCGTTGCATTAGTTCCAAAAGCATATCATGCAACACATTCGCATGTACCAAAACCTCTAAACGAGATTCTTTTCGCTTCGGAACAATTACTCCCATGTTTCTACCTCGCCATTATGCGCCGTAGAACCTATGAATTTCATTCACATTATTCCATGGGATTGCCATTGTCATCCAGACCCAGCGCTTCCAGATCAGCATGAACAGCGGCCTTGAACTTAGCAGGAACCTGGTCGAAGGTTCTCCTGCTGTTGATGATCAGTGCGACATACAGAGCTACCATATTCTTACCTCCTACAAATAAAAAGATTAAAATATTAAACACGGTTAATCCTCCTTAGGCAATGGGGTTGCCATTGGTGTGATAACCGAGTTCTTTCAGCCTAGCCTCGACATCCATTTTGAATTTGTCCGGCACGCGGTCGAAGGTACGCCGCTTGTTAATAATCAGAGTACAATAGACTTCAATCATTTGCGTGCTCCTTTACATCAGCATTGCGATGACATCATACAGGTCGGCAATAGCCTCCATGACGATCATCTGGTTATTGTTACTGTTATCCTGACCAGACAGCAGGGTCAGAATATTACCGGAATCATCTACACCGTTCACGGCGTTCTGAGCAGATACATATTCGATATATGCATTAAACTCAGAAGGCTTGAGACAGGCTTCTTCGTAAACCCAATAAGAGGTCGTATGTCCATTTTCGTCGGAGCGAATATCTTCCGTGATATTGCGTCGAACGAATACGGAATGCTTGCCCATTTCGATCACGGTGGGTTTTACGGTGCTCTCGGAAGGTCTGTATTTCAGTTCCACTTTGTTTCCTCCTATTTGCAGAATAGAGACCGACGAGCCTCAAATATACATTTCGGTCATCGCACCGATCGTACTTAGAGACTCGCCGTTTCAGATTTTGGAAACTTACATATGGCTTTATCCATTTCTGATACATACCATAAGTATTTGTGCAGTTTATCCAGCCCAAATATGACATCATTTGACGGACTTCATATATGTGTGGTTTCTCTTTCTTGTGGATTCTCCGCGCTTTTCTACTGGATTTATACATAATGGTTCTTCTTAACACGGTACGGTTTCGATAGAACCGAAATCCCATAAAGTCCAGATCACGCCCTCTATCCACGAGTTTTTCACTTCCCGGGGCTTCAGGCACGAGATAGGAAAATCGAAAGACCTGCCAATTTCCTTTTAGTTCCAACCCAAGATTATCCTGCAAATAATCAGCAATTGCTTGTCTGATTTTATGAAGTTTCTTCTTGTTGCTTCCGAAGATAACCATATCGTCCATGTATCGCATATAATACTTAGCGCCAAGCTGTTCCTTGATATAATGGTCTAATCCCTGCAAATACCAATTTGACAGCCATTGCGAGGTATAGAATCCGAGCGGTATTCCCTGCTCAGTCACATCGATAAGTTTGTAAAGCAAATTAAGCATCTGGTCATCATGAATCAGCAATGCCAATTTGCGCTCCAAAATATCGTGCGGTACGCAATCAAAGAAGTGGTGAATGTCCAACTTTAACACATATTTTGTGTTTTTAGGGTCATTGCGAATCCACTTCTCGATTACTTTCTTCCCTCGATGAGCTCCTCTGCCGGGTATGCTTGCGTAAGTATGCTCATACATTCCCTTCCAAAAGATAGGTTTCAAAGCATTTACGATACAATGCTGAACAATCAGTTCCTCCATGGTTGGAACAATAATTGTACGAACTTTTCTTGTAACGCCGTCGTAAATCTCGATAGGCGTATGCTTGGCGTTTTGAAAATTGACGATCCAGTCGTAAGATTCAATCAACAGAGCATCGTCAGATAAATGATGTTTCTTGATAATCTTCTTAATTCGCTTACTTTTCTTAGCCATTTTGATTGCCTCTCTTCGATTCGATGTAGACAGGCATTTTTCATACAAGTGATTGTAGGATTTCATCTAGTCTCTTATCCTCTCATCCGCTTTCGACATCTTTGCAGCTACTAACAGATGCTTGCTACGAGTTAATTTCCACCAAGGGGTGAGGAGGAGTGTATATCTCCTGCCGCGGTAGCGACGATATGTTCTGCATTAAGGTGAGACTATTTACAGATAAGATAGGGCCGCGCCATTGTTCGTGTTGGAATTGGAAGCCGTATTGTTCAGATTAACGTAGAATCCACCACATAGCAGCGTGTTATTCCAGTTACCGCCAAATAACGCAGGATCGCAGAACATACCCCTAAAGAGTCTTGTTGTTTACATGAATGCAAACTACAGACCTTAAATATTCAATTTTTATTCCGGCGAACCTAAGGTTCTCCAGACCTCTCCTCCCCGCTTACGCGGTAGCAAGTGGTTTACAAGAGAGGGCCGCGCCAGTGCTCGCGTTGGAATTGGAAGCCGTAGCGTCCAGACCAACGTAGAACCCACCACAAAGCAGCGTGCTACCCCAGCGACCGCCAAATAACGCATAGTTATTCTGGCCATTATTGAACCAGAGGCCGTCGGCCTCATAGGTCGTACCAGAACCATTTGCTG